CCGAGTTGTTGTAGACAACGTAGGTTTTGGATACCGGAGGAGCGTAGATGCTGAAGTTGGCACTAGTGGTAGTTGTCAGCGTAAGGATCGCCATCCGCGCCTGATCTGCGGCATAGTCGGTAGCAACCAGAGCTTGATTAGCCGAGGTAACAGAGACTGAGGCTAGCCCCGCTATCGAACCCTCAAGCAAAGTACCGAGGTTGGTGTTTGTCGTTGTACCCCACGTACCAGCTTGATCACCAGTGCCGATAAGCTCAAGGCGAAGGATTTGAGAAGCGGTGCTTGCCATGATGACCTCTGTCGTTAATTGATAGACTCGGCGGGCGGTGCACTATTTACTTGAGGCTCTGCTTGCGCCTTGATCTTACCAAAGACGTTCAGCACTACCTCAAGAGGAAGTTTACCGAGACCCGCTAGCACCACGTTCAACTCGTCTACGGTCAGAGTTAGAGTGATTTCTTTCATGCGTTTGCCCAAGGCAGCGGAGGTTGAATGATTGGCGGGTTGATCTGCTGATCGATCTGGGACTGCATAGAGGCTTCGTATGCGTCTTTATCCACACCATTCGCCAAGCACCCTCCAAATTTTATGGGGAAACCGGCCAGTTAATCAAGTAAGGAAATCCAGATTGGCCCGGTAGATCACGCAAGGCTTGACGATATTGCGCCCAACTTGTTTTATCAACCGATGCGTCAGATAGCTGCGTCCAGTCGCTTGCACTTAATAAGTCATTGCGTTTTTCACGAATGTTTCGAGCAGCCACATCTACTGGCTTAGGCTCAACCACCCACTCACGTACCCATTTACCGTTTTGTTGAACTGGAACACCAAGCGCAACACTCTGAACCATTGGGTCATACGAGGGCTGTGGGTTAATGGTCAAAGGAAACACACCAAACTCTGGAAGATTGACCCGTGACAGATCGTCCGGAAAACTTGTGTTTGGATAATGGTCTCGTAACATGTGTATTTCAAACGGATAAAGCAGCGATCCGTTCTTAATCAAAATATATGCCATCTAAGACCTCGGGAAAAAAAGTTGTTGAGACACATAAGTGGTGTTGGTTAGCGTCGAAAGACTTAGAGCCGTTGTGTTAACCGCCATTTGCTTGCGTGTGTACAAAAAAATTGCGCTCGGAGTCTCAATGCTTTCTGTTAGCGTACACATCGAAGGGCTATAAAACTGGGCAATAGCTGTTGAAGCAGCCGATGATGCGTACACAGCCATAAGCACTCCCCGCGAGCTTAACGTTAATCCCGATGCCGATGGGTCCGCAGTCGTAGCTTCTGTGTTTGTTCCGTATACAGCACCCGTCGTTGTAGCATCTCTTAACGTAATGCAAGCGATTGAAAACGCTTGGCTGACCGGAGATCCGGATTTCGTCCACGACACGCTGTAATCCGCAGGCTCGCTGCCTCCAGCCACCTTGGTATACACGTACTTTACCAAGGCGGTGCCGTCATAGGTGTCAGCCGTTGAGAATCCACTCGGCCCTGTAAACACAAGCGGACTATTCTGAGCGACCACCACGATGATGACAATTAGGTCACCGCTGGCCGTCCCCGTGGGCTTTGTGACTGTTGCTGTGGAATTTGTACCTGCTGCGCTCGTGGCATCCACAATAGTTGGGTAATTTGACGACTGTGTAGGTCCGGGCTTGAGAGCAAATGCAAATGAGTTGTAACTGTAGCTAGTTGAATCGGTTCCTGAGCTTAAAGAGAATGCACCAACATCCACAGCACCTGAGTTCCAGCTTACGCTTCCCACAGCGACCGTAGTATCGTATGTATCATCCAAGCCATTCGTTTGAATAAAGTTGCTTAACTCTGACGGCGTGTTGTATGTCAGGCTCGTGATGTGTCCACTGCCACCCCCAGCCAATACCACGGCTTTCTGAGTTATGGGCGTAATAGACGGTGGATTGATTAGAGCCGTATCGGTTCCAGAGGCTTGGGCAAGCTCTTCAACAATAATGTCTTTATCAACATCCCGCCAAACCTGCACAGCAATCGCTGCTGAATCGTTTCCAGAACCCGATGCCGTCGTGTTAACCGAGGTTTCACTTGCCCCAGCAACTTTTACCGCTACGAGCAAGTTATTGTCATAGGTATCGTTGACATAAGACTTGGTGCCAACAAGTAAATATCCAGACGTAAGCATCCGGATTCTTCGATTGTTAATACTGCCCGTTGAAAACACTACAACAATAACATCGCCTTCTGCTGGCTGAGATGCAATCCCTCCGGTTAGAGATGTCAGAGAAACTGTATAACCTGCAATAAGCGTAGAACCCAAAAATCCTTGGGTTACGCCGCCGACATACACAGGTGGAGTAACTTTATTGACCGCTCGCAAAGCATGAGGTAACAGCATTATGCTACGCTCCCAACCAATGCCCCGTATAACGTCGTGCTTACCTTCCACAGTTCAATCACGGTGTACCCGGAGGTAGCCAGCGCAGGCGCAGATCCTCCCACCCAAGTGACTGAAGGCCACGTAATAGTATAGGCCGAACCATCATTGACCATAAGCGTCATTGATTGACCGGCTGCAAACCCCGTGGCTGTAGGTGATCTACTTGCCCCCAACGTCCATAATTGGACTGTACCATTTGATGGGTCAAGATCTACGGACGCGCCATCTGTAATGGTAAAAACCTCTTCCGTGTAATCACCATCAAAGATCAGATTGGTGATGGTCTTGTTGCTTAATGTTTGAGAAAAGTCTGTAGCAACAGCACGTTCAGCGGGATAAGTTACGAATACGTCCTTAGAACCAACGCTCCAGTTGACAGCACCGCCTGCGTTGGATGACGCAAGGATCGTGTCTCGGCTGAGAGTCGTACCAGATGACGTGTAAGTCCCGATGCCGACTTCCCAATTAGTATTATCCGTGACGGTGTAATAGGTTGTGTTGCCGTTTCCAATGACCGAAAACGACTGGAACCCCGTTGAAGCCCCAGCAAGGGTATATGTACCAGTACCGGTCGTGGTCGTGGTTTCTTTGACTCTATCTTTTACGACAAGTGCCATGATGTAACCTCAAGTTTCAATGAGCTGCCAGTCAGGTGACGTTGTTTCTGTCACGGTAGTTAGCCCAGCTGAATATGGTGTAGATGCGAACGGAGTAGACGCAAACGAGGCAACGACAAGCAAAGGCACTGTACCGATAACATTCCATGATCCGGGCAAGTCAGTGTTCACATTCTGCCAGTTACCGTCTTGGCTGTCATCAATCAGGCTCCAAAGAGGCGGCGCAGTGCCAACCTCACCATTGATGATGTTCCCAATGATGGCGCGAGTGTGCTCAATACCAAAGGAACCCGTTTGGCCCGTTGCCTGAACACCGGTTAAAGCTACTGAAAAAACAAACTCTGGAGTTAGAGACCCAGTCTCACCCACTGCGGAAACACCGGTAAGTGCGACAGCATTACTGCCACTAACCGTACCAACTTGACCAGAGGCAGAAACCCCAGACAGCGCAACCGTAACCGACTTACCTACATTACCAACCGCACCGGTTGCCTCTACACCGGAAACAAGATGACCCCCAGCAACAGTACCAACGTCACCTGAAGCTGCGACACCAGAAAGAGCAACCGTAGTGGTCAAACCGACATTACCAACTTGACCTGTGGCAACGACACCATCTTGCGGGGGGATGTTTTTCACTACATCACCGACGACTCCTGATGCGGAAACTCCACTCAAGCCAACGGTGTTAGAAGCTGTGGCAGATCCAGTCAACCCAGAAGCAGAAACTCCGCTAAGAGCAACAGTGCGAGAGGTAGTAACAGAGCCTACGGCTCCAGAGGATGAAACTCCGCTAAGAGCGACAGCGTTAGAAGCGGTAAGAGAATCAACAGCACCAGCTGCAGAGACACCCGTTATGGGCCGAGCAAACCCAACATCCCCGGCAGATCCCGCAGCAGCTACCCCACTCAGCGCAACGGTGCGAGAAGTTGTGACGGAACCAACGGAACCGGAAGCAGAGTTGCCCGTTTCCGTAACCGAAAGAGAAGCCGCAACGGAACCTACAGTTCCAGAAGCCGAAACCCCGCTTAACGCTTGCGCGTAGGTAACTGAACCCACGGCTCCAAAAGCAGAGACACCGCTGATAGCAACAGTACGAGAAGTTGTAACAGAGCCTACGGCTCCAGAAGCTAAAACAGTCGTTAACTCAGCTAGTTGGACAATAGTAACGCCTACTGTACCAACATCCCCAGTAGCAGAAACGCCGCTAAGCGCAACCGTAGTGGTTGATCCAACAGAGCCCACCGAACCAACGGCAGTTGTACTGTTCTCTGCAGAAGACGAAGACGCTGTGACAGAGCCTACTGAACCGGAGGATGAAACTCCGCTGATAGCAACACTTCTAGAAGTTGCGACAGAACCGACCGCCCCACTGGCTGAAACACCACTAAGGATTACAGTACGGGAGGTAGTAACAGAGCCTACGGCCCCAGAGGCTGAATTGCCTGTCTCTGCAACCGACAAAGAAGCAGCAACAGAGCCTACGGCTCCAGAGGCAGCATTGCCTGTCTCGGCAACAGACAAAGAATCAGCAACTGAACCTACAACCCCGCTGGCTGAAACACCGCTAAGGGCTACGGTACGAGAGGTCGTGACAGAGCCTACGGCTCCAGAGGCAGCGTTGCCTGTCTCGGCAACAGACAAAGAAGCAGCAACAGTACCGACCGCGCCGGAAGCAAAAACGCCAGACAACGCAACGGTAATGGCGTTAGCTTGCGCCTGTGAGCTAAAAGGCGCAGCTGAAAACGGGGCGTCACTGAACATGGACGACTACACGGGGGTTTACCCCGCGCCCCGTTAGGTTGTAGCCAAACGCAACAGAGCAGCAGTCGTTGTGTTCGACGGCATCGTCAAAGTGAAGGTACCGGAGGTCACCGTCTGCGAACCAAACGTGTGAACACTCACCGCCTTGTTTGACTGCGTGTTGTTATAGATCAGCACGGAATCAAAAGCGGTCGACAGGGTCACACTGCTGTAGGTAATAGAAGCAGAAGGGGTCCAGTACGCTACGCCCGCCGTTGCGGACGCATTGGTAGATGTGGGCGCCGTAGCATTCGTCACAGCAACCCCACCAGCGGTATAACCGGCGCCCGACACTTCGTTCGTAACCGAGTAAGCGGTGGTTGAAGCGTTGACCGTCGCGGTTGCCAAGTACAAAGCCGCTTTGAAGGTGTCAGCTGTACTAGCGCCACGAGTTGGCGCGGTGCCGAAGTTATGAGTGGCCGTAAGAAGTTCACTCATGAACGACGTACACATAGACTGTGTGTTAGCCATTGCAGCTTCCTTTCATTAACCGAACGATGCCGTTTCGGCACCAGCAAAAGTGGGGGGTTTCTTCAACTGAACATGCACCGAACGGTGAACAAGCTCGCCATCCAACCAATACTCGACCCAAGCCGTGTATTCGTGGTCATTATCGACACTTCCCGTTTTCTTTTCAAGCTGAGACTCATCCATCTCGCCCTTCGTAGTCATGATCATTCCCATAACTTCTCCTTAAACCGTTGTAGGGATAACAGAACCAGTAAAAGTATACGTCCCAGTGTGACTCAAACGAACCCACGGGGCAGCATAAACTTTAATCCCGTTTTCGCGGCACAACTGACAAAACGCGTAGTCTTCGGTCAGCTGCTTGTTTAGTTTTGGGTCTTTCTTCAGGAAAAAATACTCGTGCAACGGCGAGCCATCTTCGTCTTGATAGTGGTCAACCTTGTCGTAAAGCGACTCAAACACCGATCGTTGGATCAACATAAAACCAGTACCCGCCCCCCAAACTTCGACGGGGTCAGTGACTTTGACTTCACGCTCCATCTCATCGTCGGTAAGCCGAATGACCAAATCACCCGTGTGATGTTCTAACTGATCAGCAGGGACACCCGCTTTAACGGCCATCTCAACCCGAGCCCAGTTCAAACGCTTTTTGGGGTATATACCGGCAATGACGGGCTTGTTAGCTACAACCATACTAACGATGTCTTTAGCTTCAAAGGCAACATCGGCGTCAATAAAAAGCAGGTGAGTGGAGTCCGTCTTTAAGAACAGCGTCGCCAGCTTGTTCCGAGCACTTGTAATCAGGCTATCGTTGTACACAAAAGCAGCAGAGTGCTTGATGTTTGCAGCACCTAAAACAGACGACACATTAAGCATTGACCGTGTGTACTCGCCCGTACACATACCACCGTACATCGGGGTAGCAATAAGTATGTTCATGAAAGCCTAATGATCGCAGATGTGCTGGTTGCCGCTGGGAACTGAACCACAAAAGAATTAGTGGAAGTTTTGTCTGCACCAAAGTCTAAAACACATACAGCACCGTTGTCACCGGCTTTGTAGATCAGCGCCCCACGAGCGGTGATTGACCCGGTCCAGCTTGGGTTGTCGAAGGTCAAGTAAGCGATGTTGTTGTTTATCGCAACAGAAGCGTTAGCAAGGAGTTGACCGGGAGCACTATATGACCCACCCGAAGCTTCACCAATAGTCGTGTACGCAGTCGTACTTGCGTTGAGTGTGGCGTCGTTCGTATAGAGAGCCATATAAAATGACCCCCCAGTAAAATTAAACGAGCCAGTCAACAAGCCCGTTTTGAACACGTCACAGGTGTAATTGCCGGTAAAAGCCATCAGGTCACCGCCTGTCTATACTGCCCAGACCGATAAGCATCCTGACGCTCCATACCGTCGCCAAGACGTTTAGCCAGAGCCAGCGCTTCTTTGTACTTGGTGTCATAAAGGGTGACTATGTCTTGCGCCCCCTTCATGTAGGTATATGCCTCAATAAGGCACCCGTACAACAGCACCGTATCGAAGTTGTCACCAAGCCAAGTAGTACCCGCAGTTGTGATTGACTGGGGATAGTAATAATAGTGCAGCTCTACCGTATAGGTCGTATCCGGCTTGGGGCCTAGTATGAACGAGAGTTCATTAGTAATAACACCGCCCGTTACGGTTGGGCCGAATAGGGCGTAAAACCTAGGCAAGCCTGTAGTTGAAGGGCTGGGATAAGCTTCGCGGATGAAGTTCACATCCTTGTTGAGCATGTAGTTGTACCGACCCGTAGAGTCGATAACAGCAAACGAATAAGACGACAGAAAATCCGAGGGGGCCGAAAGGTAGGGCGTAGAGGTAGATACGATACCTGTCTGATTTTTCCTCAGCGAAGGGAACTGTACCGAGTTGTAAATGCGCTGCTCAGCCTGCTCAATGATTCGATTGATCTGGCTAGTACTCGATACCGAAGAACCATCAGCAAGAAAAGTCGCCGGAAACTGGTTCTCAGTATAAGACTGAATTGCATTTACCAACTCAGAATAATTCACGCCATCGGCCCTCTGGACATAACACCCTTAGTCGCCGCACCCGTGCCACGCATCTTGATGCCAGTGGTTTTTGCTTCCGGGCTATAGCCATGACGGTCCACACCGTACACAGACATATTAACGCTGTCGGCTTTGGTGGGCTCAGCGTCGTAGCCGTTACCCAACTTGACTTTTGAGCTACCCGTCATGGTATGCGGGGGCGCATAGACCGACGCGGGGCCGACCTCTTTGCCGCCTTGCTTCATGCTGAACTTAGCCATCTCAACCCCCACGCGAAGATTTGTACTTGAAAGACGAGACTTTTTGGTTGGCAACCTTCGCCAAGTTACGTCCAAGCTTACGCATCTGCTCGTTAGTCTTACCACCCTTAGCCAGTTTAGTAAGGGGTTTACCGGGGTGCATGGCCCGTTCGTGCTTGTGGACAGCTTTTTTAGCATCCATGATGAATTCCTTAAGTAGTTACGACTGTAACTGTACCAAGTTGTATCGACAGAGCCAAGTTATTCGGTGTCAACCCGTCATCGTTCGCACGAGAACCACCGACCGGATTCCAACCCCACTGAAAGATACGACTACCTTCACCCAAATAACCATCGGATAGAACACCAGAAATAACGTAGCTCTTATCCGGCCTTGGGTTCCTAAGCCCTTGGGGGTCATCCACAGGATACATACCTAACTGCAACTGCGGATGATCAGGGTCCCAACACTCAGGACAAACCATCAAGTCATAGTTCTTAGTCTTGATGATCTCTCGACGAAGGATCTTTAATTTGTAACGCTGCCCGCAACGATCACATTCAGCGATCGCATTCTTACCAGAGGCAAACCTATTGCCCATTACGGACCACTGCCAATGAACTGTTGACGGGGCACGAACCGAACTGCAGCCTTCTCACGATCTTCTTCAGACGCGAGCGCCCATGCTTCGTCGTACTGTTGCTTCAACATAGGCAACCGCTCATAGCCCGAAGGAATCTTCCCAGCGATGTAGTACGCAAGGCCAGCCGCCATACAAGGAATAAACCTAAACGGCACGTCCATCACGTTACTGCCATCACCTGCATCCTGCGTTCTACGCAGTCGCCAGTACACAAGTTGATACCCACCACCAGCGTTCGGAGTCGGCCAAACAGTCACGGTCGGGGTGTTGACTTTGTAGATAACCGCAGAGGTCAAATGAGATGCTGCAGTAGTATCGTTGAACCCACGGATGCAGTTGTACAGAGTGTAAACACCGCTGGTGGAACCGTTACTTGGAGATGTCTGCACGAGCTCATTGTAGTAAATGTACTCGCTATCAATCTTGATGATACCCGACCCCGGCAACGTGTTAGTCGGCGAAGCCCCGGTAGTACTGGAGAGCGTGATAGTCGTAGCGGTCGAGTTCAGAGTAGACGTAACCTGATAGGAAGACGCAGAATCTTGACCGTCGTAACGGCTAACAAGCAACTGGATTGGACGACCCTGAGTCAACTTATTAGGGATCGTGGCGTAGGTCGACACACTGATGCGCGTGATGGTTAGATCCGCTTGATTTGACGTACTGTTTGCTTGCGTACGGATCACATGTTCAAGAAGATCCACCGTGTCGTTGGGTAGCAGATATGTGGCTTGTCCTGTGTTGAGAGGGATCACCCCCTGCTCCATCGTCCACATATTGATGCCACGGTTTGCCCAGTCGGCAAACATGATGTTCAAGCTACGTCGCGCAGTACGTAAGTCATAGCCAGTGCGAAGTTCCGCACCCGCTCGCTCAAAAGCCTCTTCGACCAGCTCAGACAGGTCGAGGTTAAAAGCAGTGGTGCCGGAAGTGTATGCCATTTACTTACCCAACTTCTTTAGCGTCTGAGCGAGCCGAGCCCGCTGACCTAGTTTACCGGGAGCTTTGGCGGC